TGTTCGCCGCGGGGCTACTGCACCGGGAGGACATGGCGGCATTCGCCAGCTATTGCGAGAACTACGCGATTCTGTCGCAGTGCGCGGCCTACATCAATCGCAAGGGAGGCTATGCGAAGTATCTCGAAGGCACGAACTCGCATACATCCCCGCACCTCACAGCGATGAACCGAGCGTTCGACAAGGTCCGAGCATTCGCTTCGGAGTTCGGCTTGACGCCGAGTTCCCGCGGCCGGATCGAGATCGCGAACGTCGAAGATGGCGACGAGGATCTGGACTGATGCCATACCGCAAGGATCTCGCGCAGGCCGCGATCGAATGGTTCCCTCGCTACCTGCGTCACTTCCAGGGCCACTGGGAGGGCGTACACTTCGACCTACTGCCCTGGGAGAAGGAGATCATCGGCAAGCTCTTCGGTACGGTCAAGGCGGACGGGACGCGACAGTATCGAACGGTGTACGTGGAGATCCCCAAGAAGAACGGCAAGAGTCCGTTGGCCGCGGGCGTGGCGCTGAAGTTGCTCCTCGCCGATCACGAGCCTGGAGCGGAAATCTACTCCGCGGCCTGTGACCGAGACCAGGCTTCGATCGTCTTCAACGGTGCGCGAGCGATGATCCAGCAGAACCCCAAACTCGGCCGCAAGTGCAAGGTCCTGGATTCTACCAGACGCATCATACACAACAACGGGTCGTTCTATCGGGTGCTCTCCGCGGACGCGCCCAACAAGCATGGCTTCAACGTCCACGGTGTGATCTTTGATGAGCTGCACGCGCAGCCGAACCGCCAGCTCTGGGATGTACTCACCCGCGGATCCGGTGCGGCACGCCGGCAGCCGGTCGTCTTCGCGATCACAACCGCGGGCTACGACCGGCATTCGATTTGCTGGGAGATGCACGAGTACGCTTGCAAGGTGCGAGATGGGATTATCGACGACCCGACGTTCCTCGCGATTCTCTATGGTGCGGACGAGCAGGACGACTGGACCGACGAGAAGGTGTGGGTGAAAGCCAATCCATCACTGGGCGTGACGATTCAACTTGACGAGATGCGCAGCGAGTGCCGCTATGCCCAGGAGAACCCGGCTGCGGAGAACACGTTCCGCCGGCTGCGGCTCAATCAGTGGGTAAAGCAGGAGAGTCGATATATCCCGATGGAGCGATGGCGCGGATGCGGCGGCGCGGTCGATGCGGAGAGCCTCCGGGCCAAGCCGTGTTGGGCTGGGCTGGATCTGGCGTCGAGCATCGACGTGGCGGCATTCGTGATGGCGTTCAACGAGGATGGGATCGTCAAACTCCTCTGTCGGTTCTGGGTTCCGGAGGAGAACATCGAGGCGCGATCCCGACGGGACCGGGTGCCCTATGACGTGTGGGTGCGACAGGGCTTCATCACGGCAACGCCCGGGAACGTAATTGACTACGACTACATCGAGGCGGAGATCGAGGGCCTGAGTTCGGACTACGACATCCGAGAGATCGGCTACGACCCGTGGGGGGCGCTGCAGTTGGCGCAGCATCTCGAGGCGAAGGGTTTCGAGATGGTTGAGGTTCGCCAGGGCACGAAGTCGATGAGCGAACCGACGAAGGAAATGCTCCGGCTTGTCCTGGGAGGGAAGTTGCGACATGGCGACAATCCGGTGCTGACCTGGATGGCAGATAACGCGGTGGTGACAATCGACTCGGCAGAGAACGTGAAGCCGGACAAGAAGAAATCGACCGAGCGGATCGACGGGATAGTAGCGGCGATCATGGCGCTGGGTCGGCTGACCCTGCATGCGGCCCCGATGGCCAAGGTGGAGATATGGGCAGTATGACGATCTTCCAGCGCATCTCGGCCGCGATCAAGGCTTTGCGTGGGACGGCGCGCGAGGATTGGGATGCCTATTATGGTACGGGCCCCATCCCGACGCTATCGGGGGTAAACATCGACGAGAGTTCGGCGATGACGATCAGTGCCCTCTATGCGGCATTGAACTTCCTCGCCGGCGTGGTCGCGAGTCTCCCGCTGCGCGTATACCGCAGTCTCCCCGGGGGCGGGAAGGAACGCGCGGTCGACCATCCACTTTACGATCGTCTGCACGCGAAGCCGAACAGCCTCGGGATGACGGCCTGGCAGTGGGTCTACACCTCGGTCATGCATAAGTATCTCTGGGGGAACTGGTGGACCGTGGTGGGCCGACCAAGCTATGAGCTGACACCGCTGATGCCGGATCGGACCTGGATAAATTACCTGTCGCCTACGATCGTGCGCACAAAGGATAACGTTGGCGCCGAAATCCTACTCGACCGCCGGGACGTGCTCCTAGTTCCCCATGTCAGTCTCGGTGGCATAATGGGGAAAGGCGTTGTCGCCTACGCTCGTGAATCACTGGGCCTGATCAAGGCGCAGGAACAATTCGCCTCGGCTTTCTTCGGTTCGGGAACCAAGGCCGGTGGATTCGTCCAGATCCCCGCTGGTCAGGGCATGGATGAGGATACCCGCCACGGCCTGCAGGCGGACTTCAACGAGAAGTACGGCAAGCTCGGCGAATCGTGGAAGGCGATTTTCTTGAGCGGCGGGGCTGAATGGAAGCCCCAGGACATCGACGCTGCGAAGGCGCAGGCTCTTGAGTCAAGACTATTCTCGGTCGCGGAGGTCTCCCGCTGGACCGGCCTGGCGCCGCACCTGCTGCATGATCTCAGCCGGGCGACCTTCTCGAACATCGAGGAACTGGATCTCGCCCTTGTGATGTTCACGCTGACGCCGATCGTCACCCAGATCGAACAGGCGATGAACCTGACTTTCTTCACCGACGCGGAGCGTCGTCAATACTACGTGAAGTTCGAGTTGAAGGGGCTACTGCGGGGCAATATCGCGGCGCGTACCGCATTCTACACCGCGATGATCGACCGTGGCGTATTCCATGCGAACAATGTTCTGGAACTTGAGGAAATGGATCTGCAAAAAGATGGGCTCGGCGAAGTCTACATGGTGTCGATGAACACGGCGAACAAACGCACACTCCTTGAAGCCCCTGCGCCAGTTATCGAGGATGTGTCGGATGAGGATGACGAGGAGGGCGAGGCGGATATTGCGGACGAAGCGGACGAGGAAGAAGAGGAGGATGGCGAGGAGGAGGGGGAGGCGTCGAGGAGCGCGAGCATTTCGGCGCCAGGCCGGATCATCCTTCAGCACTCGTCCGCTCTACGCCGCAAGATCACGCTTGCCTATGGCAGGCAGTGGGAAGCCTACACGGCACAGGTGCTCAAAGAAGAAACGGAGCAGCTGCGCGCCGGGGTCAAGGAGTGGCTGCACGAGCGCTCCGCGGGCGAGTTCGTGACTTGGCTTGAGAACTTCTATGTGGGATTCCAGGACCGCGTTGGCGTCCTATCCGCACCCCTGCTGAGTTCCTATGCCGCCGCAATCCTGCCGATCGCGCAGCAGGAGATCAACAGCGATGCGGATATCGCGCCGCGGTATGAGCAATTCGGCCAACAGTACCGGGAGGCCTTCGTTCTGCGGCATGTCGGGCAGTCGAGGGGTCAGCTCCGCGCCGCGGCTCTCGAAGCCGAAGACGCAGAGGTTGAGATAGAGCAACTTCTAGCCGACTGGGAGGTGACCCGGCCCGGGAAGATCGTGCAGCACGAAAGCATCCGAGCTGAGAATGCTTTCGCGCGGTCGGTTTTCGCTCTGGCCGGCGTGATTAAGATCCGGTCTGTGGCCTACGGGAAGAGCTGTCCATACTGCAGTGCGCTGGACGGGAAGGTGATCGGGATCGAAGAGGCGTTCTTGACCGCAGGGGACTTTCAGCCAGAGGGCGCGGAGCGGCCATTGACGGTGACCAGTACGCATAACCATCCGCCCTATCACGGTGGGTGCGATTGCGGAATCGAGGCGAGCATATGAAGGAGATGAAATGAAGATCCAGACAACCGATGGCGCCGAGCGGCGCTTCCGGGCGTTCGATGGTGAGATGCGCGCGGTCGAGAGCGATGACGGGGCCATGATCATCGAGGGCTATCCGATCGTCTACGAGACCTATGCGGACCTCTGGGGATTCCGCGAGATCATCCGCAAGGGTGCGGCCACCGAAGCGCTGAAGCGCTCGGACGAGTTGGTGCTGTGGGATCACGAGAGTTCCCAGCCGATGGCGCGGCGGGGCGCTGGTACGCTGGAAGTTACCGAGAACGATCATGGCGTGTTCATCCGCGCCGACGTTTCCAAGACGAAATGGGGGCGCGACGGCTATGAGGCGATCAAGGCCGGCGTGATCAACCGCATGTCGTTTGCCTTCTCGGTTGAGAAGGACAAGTGGACGATAGAGGATGTCGGAGAGGAGCGGGTCGAGACTCGCGAGGTGCTGAGTTTCGACGAGCTATACGATTACTCGCCGGTGAGCTACCCGGCATACGAAGAGACCGAGGTCACGGCGCGATGCAAGGACTTGGCATTGCGACACCGGCCAGAACCGGGGGCGCCCGGGGATGGCAGCAGGGCGCTGCTTGAGGTGGCGGAAGTGTTCAGGGATTCGCTCGGCCCCGATCCATGGTCAATCTGAAGTAGGAGGTCCCAAGTGGAGGACAAGCGTTTGAAGCCCCTTTTCGACAAGAGGGCGGGATTCGTCCAGGAGCGCGTGGCGCTGCTGGATAAGGTGATCGGCGAGGCCCGAGGTCTCACCGATGAGGAGCGGGCTGAACAGGAAAGGCTCGCGGTCGAGATGCATACAATGGACGAGCTGATCACGCTCGCGAAGGCGACCGTCGACCTTCCCCGCGACGGCTGCCCGTGCGGCGAGCCCCAGGCGACTGGGGAAGAGCTGCGCGACTTCGGGGAGTTTCTGCAGCTCGCGCGATTCAGTCCGAACGATTCGCGGCTGCAGTACCGCGAGCGTCCGAAAGATGGCGAGAAGCGGCAGCTTTCCATGGGCGTCGGCGCGGCCGGTGGTTTCCTCGTGCCCGAGCAGTTCGGGCCGTTGCTGGCCCCGATCACGCCGCAGGACGCTGTGATTAGGCCTCGGGCCACGGTGATTCCCGCTGGGGATCCGCCTGACTCGGCTATCACGTTCCCGGCGCTGGATCAGTCCGGTGCGCGTGGCGTGCATTCGGGCGTGGCGGTTGTCTGGATCGCAGAAGCCCATGTGAAGCCGGAGACGGACCCGGCCTTCCTGGACGTGAAGCTTGAGCCCCATGAAGTTGCGGCTCACGTGATCATCTCCGACAAGCTCCTGCGCAATGCCCCCGCGGCGGGTGCGCTGGTGTCTACGATTCTGCGCAGGGCGATCATCTCCGCTGAAGACCAGGCTTTCCTGACGGGCACAGGCATCGGTCAGCCCCTGGGGATCGTGGGGCATGCGGCTACCGTCACTGTGGCGCGGGCCGGCGGTGTCAACACCGTTACATATGCCGATCTGGTGGCCATGTATTCGGTGGCCAAGTTCGGCGGTCGGCTGGCGTGGGTCGCCTCCCCGACTACTCTACCGCAGCTGCTCGGCCTGATTGATCCCGGTGCTGGCGGGACGATCATGTGGCAGCCGAACGCGCGCGAAGGCGCACCTGGGACTCTCATGGGGTTCCCGCTGATCATCAACGAACGGTCGCCGGTCCTGGGGGCGCGGGGCGATCTCATGCTGGTGGACCTGGCCTACTATCTGATCAAGGACGGCTCGCCGCTGACCATTGCGATGAGCGAGCACGTGCGGTTCACGTCCAACCAGACGATAATCAAAGCGTTCTGGAATGTGGACGGACAGCCCTGGCTCACAACTCCCTTGCTTTTGGAGGACGGAGTTTCAACTGTATCCCCGTTCGTAGAATTGCTGTAAGCT